TTGGAAACAGTTATTGTTATCTGAAGATGCTATGTTAATTTATAGAACATCAAGAGCACCTGAAAGACGTGTATTTAAAATATTTGTTGGTAATATGGACGATAAAGATGTTGAACCATATGTACAACGTGTTGCGAATAAATTCAAAAGAAGTCAGGTTGTTGACTCAAGTTCAGGAAATGTTGATATGCGATTTAATCAAATGGCTGTTGACCAAGATTACTTTATTCCTGTTCGTGACCAAGCTGCGGCATCTCCTATTGAGACTTTAGCCGGAGCTCAAAACTTGGCTGAGATTGCGGATATTGAATATATCCAAAAGAAAATGTTAACAGCTCTTAGAGTTCCTAAAGCGTTTTTAGGTTTTGAAGAAACTGTTGGTGGTGGTAAAGATTTATCTTTAATGGATATTCGTTTCGCAAGAACAATCAATAGAATACAAAAATGTATGATTGCTGAATTAAACAAAATCGCAATTATCCATTTATTCTTATTAGGTTTTGAGGATGAGTTATCAAATTTCACATTAGGATTAACTAACCCATCAAGTCAAGCGGATTTATTAAAAATTGATATATTCAAAGAAAAATTGTTAGCGTATAAAGACGCTGTTGCTCCTATTGAGGGTATTGCACCGGTATCTGTATCTTGGGCTAAAAAACATATCCTAGGGTTTTCTGACGAAGAAATTAAACTTGATTTACAACAACAACGTATTGAGAAAGCCGCAGGTGCTGAATTAACTAATACCGCAACAGTTATTACTCATACAGGTATCTTTGATAATATTGATAAGTTATATGGTAATAAACCTGGAGCTCCACAAGCCGCCGGTGCTACACCACCAGCAGAACCTGGTAGTGAATCAGGTGGAGGAGATTTCGGTGCGTTAGGCGGAGCCCCTGAGATGGGTGGTGAAGAATTAGGTGGTGGAACACCTCCAGGACCTGAAGTAGGTGGTGAAGCTGGAGTAACACCAGAATCATTTAAGAAAACCAACCATAACATTTTATTAGAAAATGAAGGGTTATTTAATGATGATTCTTATATTAATTTATCTAAAGGTGAAAATTATTTGGGAGAAATTGAGGACCAATTGGATAAACTTCTGAATGATTAGATATTTATATATAAAAAACGTAAAATGATAAAGTTCGGTATATTAAAATCAAAAGTAGAAAATGTATTATTAGAATCATATAAAAACGATACATTCAAAACAGAAATACAAAATTTTAAAAAATTAGTATTAGAAAATAAAAACATTAATAAAATATTTTATCTTTACGATGATTTATCATCTGATAAAGGATTAAACGAATCTGTTATTAATGATTATATTAATGAGTGTATCACAATTTATGAAAACACTATTAATAAAATTAAACAATCTGATATTGATAATATTAAGAAATGGGTTGGTAATACCAAAGCGGAAAACACTTACGAAAATATTGATAACTTATTCTCAACAGATATTTTAACAATTGAGTCAAGAATTAATTCTAAAAAAATTATTTCTGAATCATTAAAGAAACAACCAAAGAAAGTTCAAGAAACTGTTAATGTATCATTAACTTCTATGGTTAATATCGCTAATAAAACTATCAATAATTATATTGAGAATTTAGAAGAAAACGATAAAAAAGAATTGACTAATTTATTATCTACTAGTGACGAAGAATTAAAGACTTCATACGAAACGATTAAAGAAAATGTTATTAGTAAATTAACAAATATGAAAAGTAATGAATCTGATTCATTAACTAAAGAAACTATTAACGAAACTATTAATAAAGTAAGTTCAGAGAAATACGATAAACTAAATTATTTTAAACTTAAAAATTTAAACGAAAATTTATAAATCAACTTATAAGTTTAAAATCAACCCCTCCGATAACGAGGGGTTTTTTATTACATATAACTTTTTTTTTTGACTAATGAAAATTTTTTAATTACTTTTTTATAAAAAAAACAAAAAATAAATACATTAATGAAAAAAGGAAAAACATCACAGATTGATGGATTTGACAATGCAAAGATAGTCTATGGGACGGTGGATTCCGTTAATTTAAAATCAATTTACTTAAACATTCAGACTTGGGTAGAACCTATTATGGAATTAGAAGACTGGAATAGAGTTGTATTAAACCTAAGTAGAGATGTTAAACATTCTATTTATGAAACTATGAATCAAGAAGTATTCAACAGTACATTTATTGTTGATTTAGATTTGAGGTCAAGTGGATTATCCCAATTAAAAAAATCATTTATGAATTTAGAAATTAATTTTTATTTAAACCAAGAAAATTTGGAATTTAAAGACGATAATATTAAAAATTCATTACATAAAATAACATCAGAAATCTTCAATAGAAATTTTAATAAGAATAAATATTTCAATTTTTATTTAACTAAAACTACTAAAATCTATGATGATGAGGTAGAATTACAAAGTTCTTAATATTTATTAAGAAAAACCTTTGTTATGAGTAATATAGAAGTTAATAAAACTAATGTCCTAAATAAAAAATTAATCCTTATTGAATACGATGCGGGTTATATTTCACCAAATGATGAACATAATTCAAAAATAATTAGAGAGTCTAAAGATATGTTAGATTACTCAAAACCTTTTGAGTTTTATGCGGTATTACAAAAATATGATACACCTAATAGAAATGGTAGAGTATACCCTAAAAGACTATTAGAAAGAGAAGCTCAGAATTATAGAAAAATGATTGAGAAAGGAACTGCGTTATCAGAATTAAACCATCCTGAATCATCATTAATTGACTTAGATAGAGTATCACATTTAATTACTGATGTATGGTGGGAAGGACCTGCGTTAATCGGTAAAATAAAACTATTAACAACACCAGGTTACCACGAAAGAGGTATTGTATCATCTAAAGGTGATTTGGCAGCCAATTATTTAAGACAAGGTGTTACTTTAGGTATCTCATCAAGAGGTGTAGGCTCACTTAAAAAAGTAGGTGAACAAAATGAAGTTCAAGATGACTTTGAATTAATTTGTTTTGACTTAGTATCATCACCATCAACACCGGGGGCTTATCTTTATAAAAACGAAGGTGACAGACATATGTATGATGAAAATCTTGAAGAAGATAGAAAAATTAATGTTGATAGACAAATTGGTTCAAATGGAAATAAATCACTTGACTTAATGAAAAAATTAAACGATTATTTAGGAAACAAATAAATAATATAAAATATGGACGAAAAGTACTTTGTTGCAAAAATCGCAATTGATTCTATTGATAACGAATCAGGTAAATTAAAAAAACTTAGAGAAGAAAAATTAGTTAGAGGTTATAATCCAACTGATGTTGAAGCTAAAGTTACCAAAATCTATGAAAACTATAACCTTGCTTGGAGAATTACCGGTATCGTTGAAAGTAAAATTGATGAGGTTATTGAATAACTAAAAAAATAATTAATTAAAAGAGGACTTAATCGTCCTCTTTTTTTTTACCCAATATTTAAAAAATATTTAGTTTTTATATGAAAAAACAGACATTTTTTAGTCTTTTCGTTTTTTAATGATATTTATAATAAATAAAATCTTTTAGTACAATAATCAAATTAATGACTTTTTGAAAAAAGATGATATTTATCTAATAAAAACAATAAAACAACAATGGCAAAAGAAAAATCTTTAGTTGAGGACGCAATCATCCAAATGAGAAATTTGGAAGAAGCGGTTGCGGAAAATGCAAAAGGAATACTTGCTTCTACTATGAAGGAAGAAATCAAAGAGCTAGTAAAAGAATCTCTAACCGAACAAGAGGAAGAGGAGATTGACACAGATGTTGAAATGGATTTACCTATGGGTGATGAAATGGATACTGATAATATTGATGATTTAGAAGATGATGAAGAAGAATCTGATGAGTTTGGTGATGACGAATTTGAAGACGAAGACGAAGACGTTATTGACCTTACTGATATTGAAGATGATTCAGAAATCTTGCGAGTATTCAGTTTATTAGGACCTGAAGATAATGTTATCGTTAAGAAAGACGAAGCTGGTAACATTAACTTGAAAGATGGTGATGATGAATACATGATTGTTGGTGAAAACGAAGAAGAACAAGACATAGAAATGTTTGACGCTTTGGAAGAAGAAGATGAAATTAACGAATTTTTTTGGGAAAAAGAAGACGAAGAAGAAGACGAAGAATCTATTGACGATATCGTTTCTAAAGTATTTGACGAAAGTTACGGTCAAGAAGAAAACGAAGAAGTAGTTTACGAGATTGAAATGGACGAAGAAGATGAATTAGAAGAAAATGAAGAATATCTTGAGGAATCTAAATCAACTATTAAAGCAAAAGGTGTTGGTATGGGTAAACCAAAATTCTCTTACAATTCTAAACCAAATCAAAAAGGTTTTAACACTAAAATGAAAGAAGCTCCAAAATCTGTTGGTACAGGTAAAGCTAAATTTGATTTTAAAGAAGGTGAAAATCTTGATGGTGAATTTAAAGAAGTTCGTGGTGTTAAAAAGACTGAAACTAAAGAAGCTGCTCGTACTTACGGAAATGGTTCTAAATCAGGTCGTGGTCTTAGAAAAGGTATTACTCCTAATAGAAACTTGGAATTCCCTATTAAAGAAAATACTGACGCTAAAGAATTACAAATGCTTAGAGAAAAAAACGAAGAGTATAGAAAAGCACTTAATATTTTTAGAAATAAATTAAATGAAGTTGCAATCTTTAATTCAAACTTAGCTTACGCTACTCGTTTATTTACAGAATGTACTACTTCAAAACAAGAAAAAATAAACATTTTAAAAAGATTTGATTCTGTAGAAACTATTAAAGAATCTAAAAACTTATATCAAACTCTTAAAAATGAATTGTCAGTTAAAACTAGCACACCAATTAACGAGAGTTTAGAATCTAAATTAGATAAAACTCACACTACTGGTTCAGCTGTTAATTTAATTGAATCAAAAACTTACGAAAATCCTCAATTCCTTAGAATGAAAGATTTAATGGGTAAATTAAAATAAAAAATAAAAATTAAAATTAAAAACAAACAAAAATGGGAGCATTATTAGAATCAGGTCTTGTTGGTAACATCGGACTAAAACACCTTAAAGTTATCAAAGAAGATACTATTAACAAATGGGATAAATTAGGATTCCTAGAAGGTCTTAAAGGACACTTAAGAGAAAACGTAGCTCAATTATATGAGAACCAAGCGTCTTTCTTGATTAACGAAGCTACTTCAGAAGGTTCATCAGGTTCATTTGAAACTGTTGTATTCCCTATCGTAAGAAGAGTTTTCTCAAAATTATTGGCGAATGAAATCGTATCTGTACAAGCTATGAACTTACCAATCGGTAAATTGTTCTACTTTGTACCTAAAATTCAAGGTTACAACGGTGGTGTTGAAGGTGAAAAATCAGGTGAGCACTACGCACCAATAGGTTCTCCAGGAAACTATCCAGGAAATGTAAATTCAGGGTATACAGGTGATGGAGCTTACGCTAAAAATCTTTATGATTTGTTTTATGAAGGTACTGAACCAGGATTGAACCCAGGTGGTTTATTTGATTATTCTAAAGGCAGATGGTCAGCGATAACTTCAACAACAAATATTCAACAATGGTCTAACGGTAATTTAGTTGACGCTGTAATTTCTGGTACTTCAACAAGTGCTGGCGTTATCGCTTCAGGTAATACAAGAAAAGTAATTGTAAAACTTTGCGGTTTCCAAGATACTGGAGCTGGTAAATTAATTGGACCTGATGGAAATGAAATGGACACAGAAACTTTCTTGTCTGACTTAATCATTTACAAGAGTACTGGTTTAGAACTTGATAGTGATAACCCATGTGCAGTTTCTACTGGAGCTTTATTGTATAGAGTTGTTACTCAACAATATGGTCAAGGTATCGTAAATGGTGCTTCAGGAACTAGAACTCAAACTTCTTGGCCAACAAACAACGGTGGTTCATTCCAAAGTCCATGTAACGCTAACGGATGTATCTTCTTAGAAGTTGACTTGTCTTGTCCTGCTTGTGCTGATTGTGGTTCTGATTCATTAGATGGATACACTGGAACAACAATTACAAGTGCCGCAACTTCATCATCTTTCACTGCTGCTTGGAGACGTTACGAAGAATTAGAATTTGAAGACAAAATCGGTGAGGTTTCATTTGATTTAGAGTCTGTTACTGTATCTGTTACAGAAAGAAAATTAAGAGCACAATGGTCTCCTGAGTTAGCTCAAGACGTTGCAGCTTTCCATAACATTGATGCTGAAGCAGAATTAACTGCTTTGTTATCTGAGCAAGTTGCTGCAGAGATTGACCGTGAAATCTTAAGAGATTTACGTAAAGGTGCTGCTTGGACTTTGAGATGGGATTACAACGGATGGAGAAGAGTAGGAGCTACAACTTCTTATACACAAAAAGACTGGAACCAAACTTTGATTACAGCTATTAACCAATTGTCAGCACAAATTCACAAATCTACTTTAAGAGGTGGTGCTAACTGGATTGTAGTTTCTTCTGAGGTTTCTGCTATCTTTGATGACTTAGAGTACTTCCACGTATCTAACGCTTCAGCTGAACAAGACCAATATAACATGGGTATTGAAAGAGTTGGAACATTAGCAGGTCGTTACCAAGTTTACCGTGACCCTTACTTCCCAGCTAACCAAGTGTTAATTGGACATAAAGGTACTTCATTGTTAGACACAGGTTATATCTACGCACCATACGTGCCGTTGCAATTAACTCCAACAATGTATAACCCATTTAACTTTACACCTATTAAAGGTATTATGACAAGATACGCGAAGAAAATGGTTAATAACCGTTTCTATGCTCGTATTACTGTTGATGGTGTTAGAACATTTGACATAAAAGAGTTGAGATAATAACTTGATTATACTGATAAAAAAGGTTAGATTAATTTCTAACCTTTTTTTTTGTTATATAATGAAAATAAAAATGGTGTAAAAATAAAAGGACTGAGATTTTGTTTTTTATGTTTTTTATGTATATTTATAGAAAAGAAACGTTATGAAAACTATTTTAACCTCTGAAGATATTATTCATATTATCAATTTATACCAAACTGAAATACCTAGTACTCATAAACTTGCTGAAAAATTTAAGGTTGGTCATAAAAAAATTAGTCAAATATTAAAGGAAAATAATGTTGTTATTAATAAAAAAGGTGGTCAAATACAAATAGGGAATAGTTCAGAAATTGAATCCGGTAAAACTAATTTATATGCTAATTCAGATACTCATGAATTAGTTGCTCAATGTAAAAAAACTAATGTTGTTATTAAAGACCCTAATAATTTATCAGGTAAATTGACTAAACATATAATTGAATTATATGGTGATGTTTGGATTCCAAAAAACAATTATCAAAGAAAAAAATATGAAATAGTTCATAATAAAAAATGGTTTGAGGAGTATTTCAATATTATTAGTCACGATATTTTGCCAGTAAGAAAATGTAAATTATGTGAATGGACAACAACTGATGTATTAAATAAAACCGGCAGTTTTGAAACACATATAAATAAAACACATTCATTAGATTTAGGGTCTTATTTATCTAATTTCCCTGATGAAAACATATATCATTCAAACTATAATAAAAATGTAGAACTAAATAAATTTTTATCTAAATCTGAAAATTTTGTAATATGTCAAATTTGTGGTGAAAAAATGAAATCAATTTCTAACACACATCTTAAAAATAAACATAATATAACAACATCGGATTATAAATTAAAATACTCAAATAGTAAAATTGTATCAACATCAATATCTAAAGGTTTGAGTAGTTTAGCTAAAATTACTAATACTAATATGATACCCACTTGGACATCTAAAGGTGAAACTGAAATTAAAGAATTTATTCAAAGTTTAGGGTTTGAAGTTAATAAAGGGAAAAATCGTAAATTGTTAGATGGTAAGGAAATTGACTTAATAATTGAAGGGACTAATGTATGTATTGAATATGATGGGTTATATTATCATACTGAAAAAATGGGTAAACCATCATCTTATCATTTAAATAAAACTATTGAATGTAATCAAATTGGTTATAACCTAATCCATATTTTTGAAGACGAATGGAAAACAAAAAAAGAATTAGTTAAAACTAAAATAAAACATTTGTTAAAGGTTAATGATGGGGTAAAAATAGGTGGAAGAAGTATTACAGTAAAAAAGATAAGTAACGAAGATAAGTCATTTTTCTTAAAACAAAATCATATACAGGGTAATGATAAAT